CATCGACGGCAAGGACGTGGAACTCGCCAGCGCCGCGCCGGTCGAGGTCAACGGCAAGCTGGTCACGCCGAGGTCGCGGACGTTCGTGCCAGCGAAACTCGAAGACAACCCGGACCTGATGCGGACAACCTATGCGGCGGTGCTCGAGGCGATGCCCGAGGAACTCCGGCGCCGGTTGCGCGACGGACAGTTCATCTCTGCGCTGCAGGATGACGAGTTTCAGGTGATCCCGACCGAGTGGATCCTGGCGGCTCAGAAGCGGTGGAGCCCGGACAAGCCGAGCGGTGTGGGCATGACGGCGCTCGGTGTCGACATCGCCCAGGGTGGCGCCGACCGCACGGTGATCGCGCCGCGATACGGGGACTGGTTCGCGCCGCTCGTCGTCAAGCCGGGTCGCGAGACGCCGGACGGGCCCACGGCGGCGGCGCTGATCATCATGCACATGCGCGATGCCGCCATGGTCAACCTTGATCTCGGCGGCGGATGGGGCGGTAGCTGCTACGATTTCTTGAAGTCGAATGACATGGTCTCGCTCACGGGGATCGTGCCGGGGGGCGCCAGCGCCGGGCGCACACTCGACGGTCGGCTCTCGTTTCGCAACGCCCGCGCCGAGATGTGGTGGCGGTTCCGCGAGGCGCTGGACCCGGCGTCCGAGCGTCGCATCGCCCTACCGCCCGACCCCGAACTGCGGTCGGAACTCGCGGCCCCGAAATGGCAGATGACCTCGTCCTCGGCAATCCAGATCGAAGAAAAGATCAGGATCAAGGAACGGCTCGGGGGCCGCTCCCCGGACAAGGGCGACGCGGTCGTCATGGCGTGGTGGAGCGGGAACAACAAGCGGCGCAAGTCGCTGCAGCAGCAGCGCAGCGTCCGCGACCTGCCGACCATGGCCAACCTCGGCGGTCGCACTTTGCACACACATCGCAAGCGCGGGGCCGAGGTCTACTCGGCCTCATCCACGTGGAAAGACGAGCAGGGCTAGGAGTGCACAATGGGTAACTCTGGCGGCATGGCCGTCCCGACGCAACCGCCGCCCAATCCGGCGCCGATCGAGGACGATCTCGCAACCAAACACCAAGCCGCGCAGTTGGTCGCCGACAAGTCGGCCGGCGCCTCGCGGACGGCGAACGATCTCGACGGTAACGAGGCCGACAAAGAGCCCGCGATCACGCGCGGCCAGCTTGCCAAGGCTGACACGTTCAGCCCGCAGCCCCGTCCCCGTGGCCCCGTCGGCAAGAGCCCGCGCGGTCCTCGGGTCGCCCCCGGCTCTGCTGGTGGCATCGCAACGTCCGCCGTCATCACAGGGTAAGGAGACCTCCCATGGGTGGTAAGAGCCCCCCGGCCCAAGCGCCGGCCGCCGAACCGATCAAGCCGCCGGCGCCGACCCCGGCACCTGAAGCCAACGCCGACGCGCCGCCGGGCGAGGCCGCTACCAGCTTCGCCACGTCCGAAGCGGCCAAGCAGCAGGGCGACGAAGAGAAGAAGGGGCTGGGCGCGACCACGAACCCCGCACAGACGCGCCGTCGCCGTGGTCGGGATGCCGCAGCAGTCGTCAACGAAGGCGCCGGACTCGGGTCCGCCGCCATCATCACTGGGTAAGGAGCACAGCTATGGGCGGAAAATCTAAGGGCACTCCGGCGCCCACACCGACGGTCACACCGCAGGTCGAGACCCCGGACACCGATCTGGCGGAACTCGCAGCCCGCCGCGCACTGGATGCGAAAAACGGTGCCGTGACCTCGACGACATCCGAAGAGGACCAGAAGGCCGCCAAGGCTCCGGGCAAGCTCGGCACCACACAGGCCCCGCCGCCGAAGCGCCCGCGCCGCGACCCCGCCGCCGGCATGATGCCGGCTGGCGGCATGAATACCGCCGCTGTCCTGACCGGGTGATCCCATGGGTGGTGGAAAAGGCGTTCAACAGTCGACTCAGCTTCCTCCTCCGCCGCAGCCGGTGGTCAAGCTTGACCCGGTGACCAGCGGCGCCGAGGCCGCACTCGTGGGCGCGCAGAAGGACAGCTACGCCTCGAGCGTAGAGACGGACGCGGAGAAAGAGGCGAAGGGCAAGCTCGGAGCCTCGGCTCCGGCCACGCCGACGCCCGCAAGCGCCCGCAAGCGCCCGGCACAGCGCACCGCCGGGAGCCAGCTCCAGGCTGGCGGTCTCGGCACCTCCGCCGTGCTGACGGGATAGGACGAGACAGATGGACAACAACGGCGCCGAGCTTGTCGCCCTCGGCGACCGCCTCTTTGGCCAGAAGTCTCAGTTGGACGAACTGCACCAGACGCTGGCCGAGATGGTCTATCCTGAACGCGCGACGTTCACGACGACGCGGATGGAGGGCGAGGAGTTCGCCCGCGATCTCTACGAGTCACAGCCCGCGCAGAACCGCCGTGATCTCGCGGGCGCGATCGGCGCCATCCTCCGCCCCCGGGGCAAAGAGTGGTTCCGGCCGCAGCCGACCGACGAGTGGCGGCGCACCCCGACCGGGTTGGCATGGTGCGACTACGCCCGCGATATCATGCGGCGCATCCTCTACAATCAGAGGACCAACTTTCAGAAGGCCTCGGCCGACGGCGACGACGACTTCGTGTCGTTCGGCAACGCCATCCCGTCCCTGACCGAGAACCCGGATCGCGCCGGGTTCCTGTTCGAACTTCACCACCCCCGGGACAACGCGTGGTCGACCTCGAGATACGGCGATGTCGACGTCAACCACCGCAAAATGAAGATGCAACTGCGCCAGGTTGCGCAGCGTTGGGGCGAGAAGGGACTGACGCAGACTCAGTTGAAAACGCTCGAGAAAAGTCCCTACGAAGAGATCGAAATCCGCCACATCTGCATGCCGGCCAAGGACTACGATCCCTACTTCCCCCGGAAGAAGTGGAAGGGCAAGCCGTTCGCGAGCGTCTACGTCAACCCGGAAGCCCGGCAGATCCTTCATGAGGGTGGGTACTACGAGTTTCCCTACCTGCATCGGCGCTGGCGCGTGCCGTCGGACAGCGTCTACGGGTACTCACCTGCCGCCATGCTCGGGCTCGTTGACGCGCGGGTGCTGCAGACTCAGGCCCGTGTAATCCTCGATGCCGGCGAACTCGCCGTCGCCCCGCCGCTGCTCGCCAAGCGGGACGCGGTGCTCGGTGGTATCCAGAACTACGCCGGCGCCGTGACGTGGCTGGACACCGAGTTTGACGAGCGGTTCGGCGATGCGGTGCGCCCCCTGGAGATCGGTGGGGATGTCAGGCTAGGACTCGAAATGAAGGTCGACACCCGCAACATTCTGATGGCGGCGTGGTACCTGAACAAGCTGTCTCTGCCGTCCGATAAGGAGATGACGGCTTACGAGACCTCCGAGCGGATCGCCGAATACATCCGGTCTGCGGGCCCGATCTTCGAACCGTTTGAAGCGGACAACGCGCGCACCCTCGAGGCGATGTTCGCGATGTCGCTGCGGATCGGTTACTTCGGACCGCTCGAGACCATCCCGCCGGAGATCCGTGGCGGAGAAATTCAGTTCGAGTTCGACACGCCGGTCTCCCAGGCGTACCGCCGGGTCAAGGTCGTCCGCGCTCAGGAAGTCTTGCAGACCCTCAAGATGTCAGCCGAGGTCGACCCGTCCGTCCGGCACATCGTCAACGTGCCGAAGATGTTCCGGGCCACGATCCAGAACCTCGGCGCCGATACCGAGTGGATGAACACAGAGGAAGAGGTCGCCGAACTGATCGCACAGGATCAGGAGCAGGCCGCCCAGGCGATGGAAGCCGAAAAGCAGCAGAAGATGATGGAGATCGCCGACAAGGCCGCCGGCGCCGGACAGAAGGGTATGGGTGCGTTGAGTCAGTTGCCCGGGTTTGCTGCCCAAGCACAGCAGCTCCTCCAGGGCCAGCAGCAACCGCAACCGCCGCAAGATCAGGCCGAAGGGTTCCCGTTGCCGGAAGATCCGTTTGGCGATCTCGGCATCGACATCGGAGCCCTGACGGATGGACTCGACATCGACCCCGCCGACCTCGAAGCATCGCAATAGAGCCCGCAAAGCCAGCGGGTTCGTCGAGCAGCGCTCGCTCAACGTCCCGCTCGAGCGCGAGCCGTGGATGCCGCCGCCCTATGACGTCCAAGACATCGCCGCGTTCCGCGCCCTCCGCGATGGGCGGGCCGAGGCGTACCAACAGCAGATTGTACTGGAGTGGATCCTGCAGGCCTGCGGCACCTACGAGTCGCCGTTCAGGCCCGGCACGGATGGTGCGCGTAACTCCGACTTCGCCGCCGGGAAGCAGTTCGTGGGGCAGCAGGTCGTGAAGCTCATCAACATGCCCGTCAAGAATGACGAGCAAGGAGAATTTTGACGATGATCGACGAGACCAATGACGACGGCGAGGCCGATGTTCTGGAGCGGCCGACCGAGACCCCAGATGCGGACAAGCCCGTCGCAACTCCGGATGCGAAGGCTGACACCGCGCCGAAGATCGCGCCGCTGGAGTGGGGCGACGACTGGCGCGACCGCGCGATCGTGTCCCTCGACATCAAGGATGAGAAGGAGCGCAAGCGCACTCTCGACTGGATGGCGAAGAAGAACAACCCCGCCGAGATCATCCGGGCCGGACTGCACGCGGACCAGAAGATTAGCGAGCTGACGCGGGAGCGGGTCAAGATCCCGACCGGCAAGAACGACGACCCGAAGGACATCGCGGCGTTCCGCAAAACCTGGGGCGTCCCGGAGAAGGCGGACGACTACAAGGCCGAGATCCCGAAGGAAGTCGGCACGCTCTCCGACCTTGATCAGGAACTATTGTCCGAGTTCAAGCAGAACGCTTTCGAGAAGAACTACTCGCAGGGCCAGTTCGACGACGCCGTCAAGATGTACTGGGCCGTCGACCAGCGGGTGAAGGCCGCGCAGGAAGCGCAGCGCATCCAGCGCCAGCAGGCGAACATGGATGAGATCCGCAGCTTCGCAGGTGCGGAATACCGTAACAACGTGGAACTCGCGAACCGGATGTTCCAGAACGACCTCAAGCAGCTCGGCTACACCGACAACGACTCGCAGTCCCTGATGAACACGCAGTTGGCCGACGGCTCGCTGCTCGGTGACCACCCGACGTTCGTCAAGTGGGCGTTCATGGTCGCCAAGGAACGCGCCGACGACGGGGCCTTCGTCGGGTCGGAACCGGCTGACGGCGTCGATGTCGACAGCGAGATCCGCCGTATCGTGGCTGTGCGCGACAAGGACCCGAAGGAATACGAGGCCCTGCAGCCGCAGCTCGACCGCCTGATCGCGGTCCAGAACCGCCGCAAAGCCCGGGGGCGGTGATCCATGGACCTCCAGACCTTCCTCGCGTGGTTCTCCGGGATGGAGGAGAACATCAAGAAACAGCCGACCCCCGCCCAGTGGGCGCGCATCCTGCACAAGGTCAACGAACTGAAGACGGCGCCCGCGTCTCCGACTCCGGTCTCGACCAGCGTCCCGGTCGCGCCGCGCAAGACCAAGCCGACCACGGCATCCGGATGGAAGGCCCAGTATGAGGCCGCACTGGTCGCCATGGGGTTCGATGAGGAGTCGGCGAAGGAGTTTCTGGCAAGCGTCAACGTCGATCTGACCCGCGACCCCGCCGAGGCCGCCAAGGCTGACGCGGGCCCGATGATGTCGACGCACTGATGTTGCCCCGCCCTGATGACATCGCCCGGGCTCTGGACTGGCTCGAGGGCAATCATCAGGACGACCCGCAGATCACGGTCCTGCTGCTCACCACACGGCAGGCCCGCACGCTGTTCTTCATGCGGGGGGCGCTTATTCTCGAGGCGCGTCGCCGCCCGGTCCTGCACCGGGGGCGCTGGATACGGGTGATCGACTGATGGCTCATGTCTTCGTCCCAGCGCGTGGCTTCTGGCTGCGCGTCCTTGACCTCTTCGGGTGCGACGGGTTGGCGATGCCGTGGCGTCGGGTCTACATGCGGCCGTCCTGCCTGCACAACGACGGGTTGCGCGCCCACGAGTGGGTCCACATCCAGCAGATTGATCGGATGGGCCCGGTCTGGTTCTCGCTCCGATACCTCTACGAACTCATCCGCTACGGCTATCGCGAGATGCCGATGGAGCGGGAGGCCAACGAGGTCCAGGCGCATGCGGAGCGCTACCGCGCAGAGTTCCTGGCCGCCTACGAACACAAGCGGACCATCCTACGCCTTTGAACCACAACAGAATTGACGTCCGGCTAGAGATTTCAAGGCCGGACGTCAAACGTCAGTACAGCGTAGTATTTCCCGACGTCTCTTAGGACATTTGCTCCGGGCACCCCGCTCGCCGGCCCCGGCCGTCCATTCCAGAACTGTCAGACTCGACTCGCCGACTGCATTTGCGTGCGGCCCGCAGCCTTGTTTCGCGTGCGCGGTACCCCGCCCTCCCGCAGTCGTCGGGCACCCGACCTGCCGTTCTCCGTCTGATCCCATCAATCGGCTCAAACAGGAGAATTTCCCATGGCCGACAATAGCGTTATGGCAACCAAGTATGCGACGGAGTTCGTCGCGGCGTACGAGCAGAAGCAGTCCCTCCTTCGTGGCACCGTCACGACCGAAGGCGACATCAAGGGCAACAACTTCGTCTTCATCATCGAGGGTGCCGCCGACTCGGCGGTCACGCGTGGCGCCAACGGCGCTATCCCGTATGCCTCCGACGACCAGACGAGCGCGACCTGCACGCTGGCGGAGTACCACCACCTCGCCCGCAAGAACAACTTCAACATCTACTCGTCGTCGGTGCCGCAGCGTCTCAGCATGCAGCGCCGCGGTGTGGTCTCGATCAACAAAAAGACCGACGACCTGATCACCACCCAGCTCGCCACCACGACCTATTCTGCCAACGGTGGCACGGCGATCACCGGCATGACGATCTACAACCTGCTCGAGGCCTGCGCCATCCTCGACGAGAACTTCGTTCCGGATGACGGCGAGCGCTACGGTCTGCTGACGCCGATGGCGTGGGCGCACCTGATGGACGTCGCCCAGTTCTCGAGCGGCGACTACGTCCCCGACAAGCCGTTCATGCGCTACTCGCAGTGGCGCAACTGGAACGGCGTGAAGTGGTGCCGTCACCCGAACCTTCCGGGCGTCGGTGGCGCGACCGCGTCGTGCTTCGTCTACCACAAGATGGCCGTCGGTCACGGCCTCAACATGGGCGACATGACGACCAAGGTCGGCGTCAACGACGAGCAGGACTACTCGTGGGCCCGTTGCTCCGCCTACCAGGGCGCCAAGGCCCTGCAGTTGGCCGGCATCGTCAAGCTGGTCCACAACGACAACACCGCTCTGAGCTGATCAGGTAACGGATAGGAGATAGTCACATGGCTTACGACACGAACGAACTCTATCTGGTGCACGCGGCGGGCGGTGGCAACGCTCAGCGCTGGCGCTACGAGGGCACCGACGCCATCACCACGGTGGCGACGGCGGCCTACATCTCGGATGCCGCTGATCGTGGCATGCGGGTGGGCGACATCGTCGACGTGCTGCAGTTCGCCTCGACCGCCAAGGCGGCGATCTCGGCGCACGACCAGCTCATCGCCACGGCCGTCGCGAGCACGGGCGCCACTCTGGGTCACATCTTCGGCACGGCCACGGCCACTGCCGGCGCTGCGACCCTGAACGCATTGAAGGGCAAGATCACGTCGGAGGCGCTGACCACGGCGGCTGCGGCTGAGTACACCCTGACGCTGACGAACTCGCAGATCGCAGCGGGGGACATCATCCTCGCCTCGGTCGACCCCAAGACCTCGGCGGGCTCGCCCGCCATTGGGCAGTGCAAGGCCAACGCCGGCTCGGCGGTGATCACGGTCACCAACCTCCACGCCGCCAACGCCTTCGACGCCGCCATCCAGATCAACTTCGTCGTCCTCAAGGCGCCGGCGTGATCTGACGGAAACTGAGGGCGGGGGCACAGTCCCCCGCCTTTTCTTCAACCCAAGGATATCCCCATGGCCAAGACCGCCACCCGCACCGCCGAGTCCGCCGCTGAAGATGTGACCGCCGTGCTTTCGCCTGTTGCCCGTGTGCGTGCCAACACCACCCCCCAGGCCACCAAAGAAATGGTCCGGCCGGCCGGGACTCTGTGGGGCGCCTGGAGCGTCGTCGCTCAGGAGGATCATACCGTCGAGCACGCCAAGAACCCCCGGTATTTGTGGAACCGCGCCGACGAGATCCGCCCCCTCGATTACATCGAGATCAAACACCCCTACGGATTGTGGTGCCTGTGCCTCGACGTCGTGCGTGTCGACCGCGAGCAGCAGGCCGTGATTGCCTACATTCGCAACGAGTTCGATTTCTCGCGGGCCGAGATCATCATGCCGGACATCTCCGGCGCAACCATCGAGTTCCTCGGTGCGAGCCAGTGGACCATCAAGGACGGCCACCGCACCATCAAGGACGGGTTCGCCAGTCGGCAGTCGGCCGAAGCCCACCTCGCTGACCTGCGGCGCCGCTGATGCCCACGCAGCTCACCGTCTTCAACGCCGCGCTCGGGCTTCTCGGCCAGCCGATGGTCGAGACCGTCGACGATACCGGCGAGGATGCCCTCGTGCTGCGCGGCCACTGGGAGCCGGTGGCGCTGCGCTGTCACGAAGCCACAGCCTGGGATCACGCCAAACTGCGGGACGAACTCGCCCGCCTCGAGGCGACCCCGACGCACGGATATGACTACTACTATGCCCTCCCGTCTGATCTCCTCCGACTTCTGTGGATCTCGGAGACCGGTGCCGTGGGCGATGAACTGCTCGGCTACTCGGTCGAGGTCGGCAAGGTCGCGACCTCGGCAGAGACCGTGTTCATCAGCTACGTCTCGGAGACGTCGGTGTCATCCGTCGGGCGCTGGTCCGAGACCTTCGCGCATTGGGTTGCGACCGAACTGGCGTTCATGGCCGCTCCCAAGCTGGCACCTGGTCGCCTCGATGAGATCAAGGTCGAGCGGAAAAAGGCCAAGTCAGAGGCCATCGGGCTCGACGCCACGCAGGGTCCGCCGCAGCGGCGCCGGCATGGCGCGTGGTCGTCGGCGGCGCGCGGGAACTACCTCAACCCGAGCCGCGAGCAAAGCTGATGACGACG